GTTGCTGCCGAACGTCGACGGCTTCTTCCCGATCGGGGATTTGGTGACTTACGATTTCAAAATCACGCAGGACGGCGTCAACCACCTGCTGGAATTCTACGTCAACGGCATTCTGCAAGGCACGGCGAGCCGGGCAAATGCGGCGCAAAACCAGCTTGACGTTGTGCGGTTTACGGCCATTCCCACGACGGCGCAGAATTTCGATCTTTTCATCTCGGAAATGATCATGACGGACAACGAGAGCACCATCGGCGCGCGGCTTTCTTCTTCGCGGCCAGTCGATCCTGCGGTGCTGAACACTTGGTCCGGCCTGTGGGAAAGCCTCGGCGACAACGACACCGGCTCGGGCATCAGCACGGACATCGACGGCGCGCGGATTGCGGGCGCGTTTGAAGTCTACAATGGGACGCCCAGCCCCGTCGGCATTCGCGCGGTCGTGCAGGCGAACTACTACGTGGACAACAACAGCGGCTTGGAGATTTCCAGCTTCCTGCGGTCCGGTTCCACGAACAACGATGTCTACACTTTCCAAGCGGCCGACGTCAGCCGCGTGTTCACGGTGTGGGACGAAAACCCGTTCAGTGCCACGTTCTGGGCGGTCGCCGATTTGGCCTCTGTTCGCGGCGGCATCCGGACAAGTCCGGTTTAACAGAGGCACATGTGATGGCTGTGAGCCCTACGAACTTGGCAAATGCCGAGCGCATCGCGAAACTTGAGAATGAAATATCTCATGTCAACAAAACCCTCGGCGAGTTGCGGGCCTTGATGCTCACTCAAGCCGAAGCTACGAAAAATATCCAAAGCGAATTGGCTACTCGGCGAGATTTTGGCCAAGGCATGAGGGCCGGCATTGCGCTTATGTGGATGCTGCTTGGTGGCTTGATTTTGTCTGTCGTCAATCAATTCTTCAATATCAATCTGGGGATAAACTGATGATACCTACAATGATCATCGTCCACTACACGGCCACGTATGAGGATCAAGACGTGTCGAAAGCCGACGTGGACAAGTGGCACCGTGCCCAAGGCTACAACGGCTTCGGCTACCACGGGCTGATCCGGCTGGACGGGACGTTCGAAGCTGGCCGCCCGCTGGACGTGCGCGGTGCACATTGCCGCGACGGTTTCAACAACTTCGCGCTTGGCATTTGCTACGCTGGCGGGCTCAAGCGCGCAACCGGGCCGAACGTCGGGCACGACACGCGGACGGCCGAGCAGACGGCGCGGTTGATTGAAGTGATCAACGAATGGCGCGACCGCACCAAGACCATCAGAGAGGTCGTCGGGCACAGAGACTGCGTGAAAACGCAATGCCCCGGCTTTGACGTGAAGTCGTGGTGGGGCGGCGTGTTGACCGGCGAGCCCAAGCTGCCGCTGATGTCTGATCCGTCGGCGCGCGCGGTGACAAATGCGCTCGTCGTCAAGGGGCATCGCGGCGATGTTGTCCGCCGGCTGCAAACTCTGCTGCACACGCAGGGGGTGGCGCCGGGCAAAATGGACGGTCTTTTCGGGCCCAAAACCGAGCAAGCCGTGAAGGATTTCCAGAAGTTGCGCAAGCTGACGGCGGATGGCAAAGTCGGCCCTGCGACTTGGTATGCACTTTTCCACTAGAAAGGAACAAAGATGAAAAACGACATGGACTTCCGCGAGACGCTTGCGTTCTGGAAAGCGCGCAGCACGATCGCCGCGGTGTTGGCCACGCTGGCCGTCGGCCTTCAACTCGTCGGCTACAGCCCTGACTTCCTGCCCAGTCCGGACGCGGTCCTTGAAGCCATCTCCGTCTTGGGCTACCTCTGGGCCTACGTCGAGCGGCTGACCGGCACCAAACGGCTCGTGATCGTCGAGTAAAACGCAACAAAAGGAGATTGACAAATGACAACGAAAATGCGGCGCGGGCGCGACCCGGAGCAAAATGAAGTCCTGCAAGCTGGCGCGCAGGCGAACAACTACACTGGTCTGCTCGGGCAGATCACGGCAACGCGCAGCGGCCAGTTCATGGTCGGATTGGCCGTGCATGATGGCGCAACGCCTGGCGGTTTTGTCGTCCCGCTCGCCCCGAGTGATGGCGTGGCGTCCGTGTTCTACGCGCCCCCGGCCAATGCGCAATGGACAGCGGCCGACAGCGTGACCCCGTTTGAAATCCCGGCTGGCACGGCTTACCCGCTGGTGCAAGTTTCCACGGCCGCCGGTGTTGTCGTGACGCACGACTGCACGATCACCATCACGCTTGTTGACGGCGAGTATGTCGTCGCGGTCGTGGTGCCGGCCGCTGGCGATTACGTCGCTGTGATGCGCTAAGCTGTCGAAAACAACCTGACCGAGGATTGGCGAAATGAAAATACTGCACGAAACTGACACGCTGGTCTTCGGTCAGGAAGCTGACCAGATGCGCGCGCTGGCAATGGTGGCTATGATCGGCTGCCTGAGTGCTGAATACGGCAGCACGGCGCTGTTCACTTTCACCGAGAATACGCGCATTCCGATTTCGCGCGGGCAGTATGGGCTGCTTTACGAACGCGTGGACAAAGACGCGGTGGCGAAAATGCCGGTCGCGTTTGTCACGTGGGCATGGCTGTCGCGCCCGGCGGAAGTGATCTTCTCCAAATTCCTGCGGCCGCTGATGCCTGACGAGTGGAAATCCGGCAGCGCGATGTGGTATATGGATTTCTGCGCGCCGCTCGGCCACGGGAAGGATTTGCAGTTGGCGTTCGGTGCCAGCGTCGGCAAAGACTACGACGAGTTTCACAGGATGGTCAGCAGCAACGGCAAGATGCGGCGCGGCAAATTGCCTAACTTGGCCAAGCGAGAGGGCGGCAAATGACAACGATCAATTTCAACGATACTTCCGAATACATGTTCCGCAATTCCTCGACGCGCAAAGGCGGGTTTGAAGGAAATGTCGGGACGAAAATCGTCAACGTGGACCTCGCAGTCGACGGGACCGAGGACATCACGCGCACCGGGACGCTGCTGACGGACGACGACCGGGCGCAGCTGCGCGAGGCGATCGTGAGTTTGGAGACCTGCACCGTTGACACGTTTTGCACGGACAAAGCCGACTTGACGACGCGCGCCGGGGCCGCTTGGGATCGCGCGATTTCACTTTACCCGGATTTCCGGACGCTGCTTGGCGACGAAATCGACGACCTCAAGACGGAAATGCTGAACCACATTTACCTCAACTCGAACCAGTGGGCGCGGACGGCCGGTAGCAGCCTCAACTGCCTCGTGCAGGAAATGACGACAAAGGCGGAAATCGAAGTCACCCGCCGGATCGCCGGTCACATTGCGGAAAGTCTGCGCCGGTTCAAGGAGCACGAAAGCACCGCCATTGCGCAGGCGTTTGAGATGCAGATGAACGCGCGGGCGAGAATGCAGGAGGTCGGCTTGAGCGGCTTGAACATCATGTGGGGCGTTTTGCGCGGCGCGGAGACAATCGAACTGACCGACCGCGACTACACAGAGAACCGCGACGAGGGCAACAGGACGTTCGATCTGCTCGGCCGGTTTTACCACGAGGGCGTGGACGTGGCGGACAACGACGGGGCTTACGGGACGGCGACGGCGGCAATCGGTGACAGCTTGGGCATCGCGGCTTTGATCCCCAGCGCGCCATAACACGGAGAAAAACGATGGAGATGTTGAGAAGGATTTTCGGCGCCGGCCCTGCTCGTCGGCAACCGCGGCCGGATATCGTGCAGATGGAAGGCCCCGACGCCCGCCTCGTTTACCGCGAGACTGTCAACCCCGTTGCCATTGCGGCCCGCGAGAATTTCGCCATGCTTTACGGCCGGGACAATTTGCCGCCGCATATGGCCATGGACGGCGTGATCGAGGTGCGCGGGCCGCAGGGCAACTGGACGCCTGTGACCGGCAGCACCGGGTTCAATCTCGGCATGGAAGCGCAAGTCGCGGCGTTGCAATCGTTCCGCGAGACCGGCATTATCGGCCCGCAAGCTGTCAACACGTCTGGCTCCATGATGATTGATCAAGCCGTGCTGGCTGGCGACGCTGCCGTCCGCGGGTCTGGCGCGGTCACGGGGCCGCAAGACTTGACGCCCGAGCAGATCAAGGCGGAGCAGAAGGGCAGCAATTCGACGACGGCGGACAAGGCTGCTGCGCTTGCGCTGGAAAATAAATCCGTGGTCTCTCCGGACGAGGCGAAATTGCTTGCGCAACTGACGGCGGTTCCCGGCCCGGAACGTCAACGCAATGCGCCCGGCGCCGACCGGCTGCTGGAAATGATGCTGACCGGCATCGAGCAGCGTATGCTGGAAGGGCTTGACCAGCAGATTGCTGACCGGAAAACTGGCCAGAAAAACACGCCCGATCAGCCTGCGCAACCTGCTCAGCCGCAACAAACGCCGGACCGCAGACCGCGAAATCAGACGCGGCTTGTTGACGAAGACGGCACCGGCGGGCAGATTATTCAACGCGATCGCGCGGTCCAAGGTCGTCCTGACCGTATTGCGCCGCATCCGCTGGCTGTTGGCTCCGGCCCCATCATGAGGATGTTCTGACATGACTGATTGGATGGTGGGCAGCAACGTGCGCCCCGGGACGCCTGCCTTTGACCAGCTTGTCGAAGCCGTGATCTGGCAGGAAAGTCGCGGAAATCCGAGAGCCGTTTCGGGCGCCGGCGCGGCTGGCTTGATGCAGGTCATGCCCGACACGGCGCGCGCCCCCGGTTTCGGTGTTCGGCCGCTGGACTGGAACCGGCGATTTGACGCGCAGGAGAACCGGCGGTTTGGCGAGGAATACCTAGGCGCGATGCTGAACCGCTATGACGGGAACGTCGAGCGCGCGCTGGCCGCGTATAATTGGGGCGCCGGAAACGCCGATCGGTGGAACGGAAATCGCGCAAATCTGCCCGCCGAAACTCAAGGCTACCTGCGGAACATTCTGTCTGGCGCGCGCGGACCGGGCGGCGGACGGGTAGCGGGCCAAGGCAGTCAACCGGCGACCCCGCGTTTGGACGTTGCGGAAGGGCCGTCGTCTTCGAATGGCCAAGTTGCGCAATTGCGCGGGCCGCAAGACATGAACCCCCGGCGGGCCGCTTTTGAGGCCAATATGCAGTCGCTGGCGAACGCCCGGCACAATGCGGCCAATACGCCGTTCAGCCAGCCCGGCCTGCGGATTGGCGACAGCGGGCAAAGTCGCGCGGCTACGGCGCAGGTGATTTCCGGCGTCCAGCTGGCTCGCCTGTTTGAATGATGGAAAGGGAATAACCGATGGCAAACGACAACACTTTCATGCGCGGGCTGGCCGAGCGCTACGGGACCGGCATTGCGGCGCGCGCTGATGCTGCGGGCAATCACGTGTTTTCTTCGGAAATCGCCAACTCCTACGCGCAAGCTGGTCAAGTCGTGCCCGCCAACTTGCAAGGTGCGCTGCGCGAGTTGAATGATATCACGCAATCGGAAAGCCTGCTGGCCAACGCGAGCCCGACTGCCCGGATGAATTTGCGCGGCGCTGGCTACGACGCTACCGGCAGGCGCGCCCGCGTGGCCGAATTGGAGCAGTTTCTGATGAACAGTTCTGCCGACGTGCGGAATTTGTCGCAGCGGCTGGAGAACGACTACAACGCGCAGCGCGTCCGCGACCTCGAAATGACGAACAATATGAACGAGGCGACGTTCCAGTCCCGGCTGGACGCTACGCTGTCGGCCAACTCTGCCGCGATTGCGCAAAACCGGCAGGCTGCGACCAGCATCGAGCGCGCGGCCGAGACGGACAAGATCATCGAAGCGACGATGAACAGCGGGCTTTCCATCGACCAGCTGTATGAAATCTGGAACGGCAACGACCCCAGCCTTTTGCGCCAGACGTTCGGGACCGCAAACCGCGCAGCTGCGCACGACGCGCTGGCCACCATGACCACCGCGCTGAACCAGCAAGACGCGCAGATGATCACGCGGATGGGGAACACGGTCACAATGCAGGCGCACCAGCTGGCCAGCAACGGTGATATCTCGACGGCCGATTTGATGAAATATGCCAACGGCGAATTGGAGTTGCCGCAGGGCGTTTCGATGCTGGCTATCGGCGAGGCAATGCAGCGGCGGCAGGAAATCGAGGCTGCCCGCGTTCAGTTTGGCGCGATTGATTTGGCCGCCGAAACCAACGCCGCGCAACTCGCGCAAATGGCGACGGCCACCATGTCACCGCTTCAAAAGCTGCAAGAAATCGCGACGGCTTTGGGCGCGGACATGGCGACGATGCAGGAGCAAGTCTACAACGACCCCGGCGCAATTTCTGAAATCTCCGATGCGCTGGCCAAACTGCCGAACATTACGGTGACAACGGCCAACGGGACTACCGTGTCCATGGCACCGATGGCGCTGTTGCAATCGTTCATCACCGACATGCAAAACCAGCAGGCGGCCGCCACCGTCGCCTTGTCCACTAACGTCAACATGCGCCGGTTCATGCACGAGCAGCGCGACACGCAGCGGATCATCGAAACGACAATGTCGATGGCCGTCGGCCTGCCCAGCGAAACGCGGATCGGAATGCAGGCAATGATGGGCCAGTCGGTTGACCTTTTCGCTGCGGCGGCGCGCGAGCAAGACCCGGCCCGGCAAGCGGCGCTGATCGAAACGGCACAGCAAGCGGCACAGCAGGCGCGCAATTTGGCGGCCGATGCATTGCGGGCTACTGGCGCGCCGGAATACGTGGTGGAAGATATCACGCAGGGCCGGTTCAGCAGCGGGGAAAGCGTCAAAGCTGCGCTCGTTTCAGCCGTTGGTTTCAGCGACGCGAGTTTCCGCGGGCACCCGTTTGGCGCTGCCCTGAGCGCGCTGCTGAAAGAACGCGGCATCCGTCCGGCAGATTTCGACCGCTGGGCGCAAGACCCGAATGCCAGTCTGACTGATCTTAACCGCGACCGGCTGATCGGCACCAGCGGGCAGGTCACGGACGGGCACATCATCAGCATCGTGCAGGACAGCGCCGGTTATGTTGCCGGAAATGTAATGCTGGACGCGCTGTTGAATTCCAGCCTTGCGCAGTTTCTCCCGGACGACGCGCAGGAATTGCTCTCGCCGCTGGTGGACGGCAGTATGCAGGGCGTTTCGGCGACGGATTACCAGCGGCGGATCGTCTCGGCGGGCGTTATGCTGGAGCGGATGATCCTGCGCGAACAGGAACAGGCGGCGCGAAACGGCGATGAAAATCCGGGGCCCGCATACCAGCGCGGCGCGATCTTCCGGGTCATGCAAGACGCGCTGAACAACAGCGACGAGTTGGCGAAATTCATCGCGGGCAGTCCCAACGGCGTTCCAAGCCGCGAAATGGCCGGGTTCCTGACAGAGTTTAACCGCTCTGTCCTTGGCGTTCCGACGCATGGCGAAGGCGCGGTTGCGTTCGAAGACATCGTGCCGACAACCGTCCGCGCCCTGCAAACGACATTCGCGCAGAACCTCGCGGGCGTCAACTTGCAGCAGCAGGGCACGACGCAATTGCAAATCAGCAGCCGGGCGTATGCGTTTGGCGAGCCCGGGGCGGTGTCTCAGACAGCGGCGGCTATCTTGCGGCAGGGCGGCCCGGCGCGTCAAACGGCTGGTCAGCGGCAGGCACAGGCCAGCGTGGAAATGGCGATCATGCGGTTGATGATGCGCGATTTGTCAAACCCGGACAGGCGGCGGCCGGAGAATTTTCTGTCTGGCTTGGTCTACGATCTTGGCGCGAAGGGACTGACGCGGGCCGACATCGAAAATGAACTGCGCTCGATGGGCTTGGACCCCGACGCAGTTCGCACAGCAATGAAATCGCGGGAGTAACTGAGCAATGGCAATTTCTGATCAAGTCAGCGAAGGCATCGGCATTCCGACGCGGATGCTGCAAACAATTCAAGACGAGCAAAACGCGCGCCTCGGCGACGGGCTGGCCGTCTGGAATTACCCGCTGGCCGTTGTGGACACCACGGCCACGTCGCTGCTCAACGCTGTCCCGAATGTGCTTGGCTACGACAATGTGGTCGACAGCTTTGTGCCCGCGGGCGCGACGCAGTATCACCGCAGCAAAGGGCTTTACGACATGGTCGGCAACACGGCCGCGATGTTTGCGGGCGTCGGCGTGGTCATGCGCGGGGTGCAAGTTTCAAGCCGCGCAGGCCAGCTTTTCCAAGCGCGTTTTGGCGAGGATGCGGCGCGCGCAGTTTTCAGCACCATGCAGGAAGTGCGCGACGTTGACACGATTATGGCCGCAACGCGCAGGCTGCATGCCGTCGAAGTCGGCTCCCGTTTGCGCCGCAACAGCCCCGGGCTTGACCTTGCGTCGTCAACTTCCGGCACCGCGCTGGCTGCCTACGGGCGGACTTTTGGCGACGTGCAAGACTGGATGCGGACGGCGCGGACCACGCAGGCGATCAAAGAGGGGGTCGCGGTTGAAATTGCGCTGGCCGCGACGTTCAATAATTCCGACTTTCTGTTCCCCGACGAAATGGGCAGCATGGCGTATCTTGCGTTCGGCGGGCTTGGCGTCGGGCTGAACGTGGGTATCGAGCACATTCTCGGCCGCGCGGCTATGCGCAGAGGGCTGCGGGCGGCAAGTAAGTCTGGCGAACGGGCGGCGGCTGCGGCGCGGGCACATGCGGGCGGCAGCTTGGACGTTTCCGACACGCTGTTCAACGTCGTCGGCGAGGAATGGCAGGGGCTTGTGGCGGCGCTGCACGGCCAGCGTTTGGTGCGCGAATTGGAAAGTGCTACCCCGGCGCTGGCTGGCAGGCCGAATTCGCCGCTGTCTTATCAGGCGCTGATGGCGACCGTGCGCGCGGAAGATGCGATGATCAGCAACCTGATGAACGGCCACTTGTCCCGGATGGCGAAATACCAGCTGAATAACAACAACACGCTTCGGGCTGGCTTCGGCAACATGCCTGCGATTTCCGGCGAGTATGCGCTGGCCCCGGCAGCACTGGCGGCTATGCGGCTGCGCGTGACGAACAACGAAGCGACCACGCACGGCCTTGCGTCGCTGGAAAATGCGCAGGGCAATGCGAAAGGGCAGCCCGGTGTCGTCGGCAGGTTCGAGCAAATCCGGCGCAGAATGCAGGACATGGAGAATAAACTTGTCAGCGAAATCGACCTTGCGCTCGAGAAAAACAGCCCGGTCGATGATATTCGGAAGCTGCAAGATGAACTTGACGCGCTGCGGGCAGAGTTCGTTCCGCTCAAGCAGTTCCGCGCGGCGGTGATCGAGCGCACCGGCGTTGCGAATTACAGCCCGGACCGGCAGGTGCCGTGGGAAGAAACCGCGTTCGCCCAACGCGCGCAAATCAGCCAGAACAACAACGGCATCAGGTTCACTGAGGGCCCTGACCGCACCGGCCAAATCGCGCTGACGAACCGCGGGCACCTCGTCCTCGAGACGCGCACTGACCGATTTACGAAGCAAACTGCGCTGGACGCGGGCGCGCTTTCGTTCAGCGAGGCTTCGGCGCTTAGCGGACTGGTGGCGCGCGCAGCGGAAAACAAGACGTGGACATACAATTTCTGGAAGGAATTTCTGGCCGATCCCGACGCGCGTTTTGACCAGCTGCCGTATCAACTGCTGGACGCCATCGCTGACAAGCGGCTGACTATCCCGGCGGATTTGGCGAACATGCCGAAGGCTGCGCAAGTGCGGGCGGCGGTTGACATCGGATACGCCGCGTCGGAAAGTCTGGTCAAGAAATTCGAGGCTTTCAGGGCCATGCGGGCGGACAAGGGCTTCACGCTCGAAGCTGACCTCGACCCGTTTGACTTCGAGAAGCTGTTCAACATGCGGCTGACGGACGAGCGCGGCATGAAGAATTTGCTTTGGGATGCGTTCGTGGCAATGGACAGTCAAAGTCTGCCCGCCAGCACGGTTTTGAAGGCCGACGGCGATCTGCCGAATGCGATTTTTGACTCCGCGTTTCAGCTTGGCAAGGGCTTCCGCGACTCGCCGATTGATCTGCCGGGCGATGAAAGCCTGTTCCAAGAGAGCCTGCGCAGCCTCGCCGTGACGCTGAAAGACGATCCGGCGCAAGGCATTGGCGCGCTTTACCACCGGCTGCGCGAACCGACGGACACCGACATTCAGCTGGCAAAATTGATCCGGAACCGCAATGCGCTGCGCAATCACGCGTTCACCAACGAGGCGCCGGAATTGGTGCAGAACGTGGCGCGCGCTGCGCAGGAAGATGAAATCTCATTTGCCGGCGCGCAAAAAGGCAGCGAGATTTTCCTGGACTTTACGACGCGCAACAACACGCTGGCGCAAACGACACACGCCCACGCGCTGCAAGACACGCTGCAACACGCGCACACGCAGGGCCAAATCGCGCAGACGGCCATCGACGCGATCAAGCAGGAGCAGCTTCTGCCGATTGCGCAATTGGACCGCGAGTTGTTTGCCGACACGACCGGCATGGGCGCGCGGGTGCTGGCGGAATACGGGCAGACTTACGCGCTGGTCTCGCGCGGCGTTGCGCTTGTCGAGGAAGCGTATGTCCCGGGGCTGAACGCGATTGACATGACCCGGCCCGGCGCGGCGCATCTGCTGGAAATCCTCGGGCCATTGCGCGGCGCGCCTGACGCTGGCCAACCGTGGCATCTTTTTGACGTGACTATCGCCGCGACTGAGGGCCGGTATGTGCCGATCCAGCTTTCGGAACAAGGTGCGAAGCGGCTTAATATGTCGACCGCCATTCAGTATAAGCTGCTCGAAGCTGAGAATTTTCTGCGCCGGCAATCGGGTCTGCACGTGAAGAGCAAACTGAACGGCCACTTGCCGGCTCCGGATTTTTCGCGATACGAAATGCGGTATATCTCTGACCCGAAAACCAACCGCGTCGTCGGCTACATCAAGGGCCGCACCGTGCAGGAAGTTGAAACGGAAGTGCGGCGCGCCCTCGATGCGCACAATGCCAAACTGCCGCCGGAGCAGCATCTGGTCCCCATGAAGGCCGAGCAAATCCGCGAATACTTCGAGCAGACTGACCAGAATTTCTTGTCCAACTTGCAGGACTGGAGCGGCTACCGGCAGACTGGCGCGGGCGGCGGGCGCAATTTCGATTTCCGCATGTCAAATCCGGAAGAACTGATGGCCGAACACATGATCGCGATGCGGAACAGCTTTGACGACATCAAGGACCGGACGCTGACTGGCTTGTATTCGCAGTCTTTTGCCAACACGCGGCGGACGGCGCACATCAACGGTGACAGCGGCGGCGTCCGCGGGCAGAAAACGCACTTCTCGGCGGCCGAACAATGGGAAAATCTGCTGCTGGCCCGCGACCGCCTTCCGGTTGACAGCCACGCGCGCCGTGCCCACGATTGGGTGGACAGCCTCTACAACACCACCGTCGGGCGCATGACAGACATCATGCCGTGGAACATGCGCGCGGCGGACGCCATCATCAACGGCACCGACAACAAACTGCTGGCCCGGCTGACGGCGCCGCAGCGGAAACACGTCGAGGACGCAATCGCGAATTACGCGCCGTTTACGCATCTGGTCAACCGGCCGGATTTGAAGGACGTGTTCAAGGGCCGGATCAGCGCGGACCCTTACAAACTGCGCCGCCAACTGCAATCGGCAAATCGGATCGCGGCCAGCTTTATGCTCAAGCATATGAACATCGCGCACCCGATCCTCAACATGATGGGGCTGGCGGTGACTTTGCCGGCGGTGCGCGACCAGATGATCCGGCGGACGGGCGAAACGGCGGAACGCTTTGCGGAACGGCTCGGCTACTTGGCGGACTACATTGACCCGGAGCGCGGGTTTGCCACGGTCAGCCCGATCAAAGCGTTTCTCGAAGGCTGGCACATGGTGTTCAATGACCCGGCGGCGTATAAGTTTGCCGCGCAGCGGGGGTATCTTTCGGCAAATATGCTGGAAGAATTGAACAAGCTGAACAACTACGGGCAGCGGAACACGGCTGATATCCTCGAAGACTTCATCGGCATGACGGACATCTACAACCGCGTGATCAACTTTGGGATGAAAAACCGGGGCGCCACGCCTTCTGCGCCAAGCCTGTCCGAGCGGTCTGAAACGTTCTCGCGGGCCGTTGCGCACATGGCTGGCTTGGCGCTTATCCGGCAGTCAGGCCGCGAGGGGCTTTCCGAAGCTGCGCAACACGCGTTTGCCCATAAGTTTTCCAACCTCAACATCGCCGACTTTGCGCCCAATATCCGCGGCGAGGCATTCCGCGGCAGCGCCGGTATTCCGTTCGGGCTGTTCCAGTCCTACTCGATCAACATCTACCAGCGGCTGTTCCGTTATATCCAAGACGGCAACAAGCGGTCGCTGGCCATCCAAGCCATGACGCAGGCGGGGATTTTCGGGATGGCCGGGCTGCCGGGATGGGACCAGCTGAACGCGCTTTACTTCAACGGCAGCAACATGCAGGCGGACGAGCGCGGCGCGACCAGCCTGAACGAGCGCATCCACCAAAATCTGGGCAAGGGCATGGGCGATTTGCTTATGTCTGGCAGCGTGTCCAGCTTGCCAAAACTGCTCGGCGCAGACACCGGCTTGAACCTCTATTCTTCCGGCGACCTCAACTTCCAAGCGCCGGTTATTCCGCCCGCAATTTCTCTCGCCATGCAAACGGGGGAAGGGCTGCGCGAGGGCGTCAAGCGCACCAGCGAAGAACTCTCCAACGCCGTAAATGGCCGCGGATTTGACACGGCGCGCATCGGCGAGGTCATTGCCAACTACGGTCCGTCGCGCGGTTTCCGCAGCATGGCTGACTTGGCAATCGGCGAGCGCATCGACCGGCGGGGCAATCTGATCCTCGACGACACGCGCAGCGGCATGGGCTTACTGTCCCGACTGATCGGCGTCCGGACCATGAACGAAATGCAGGTCTCGGCGGCGCTCTGGGAAAACTCGCAAGCCCAATCGCAGCGCGTGGCCGACATGGCGCGGGTCCGCAGTCAAATGCTGCGCGGTTTCCGGGACGGGTCGCTCGACGAGGAAACGGCGCTGCGGTTTCTGGACAGCTACATTTCGGCGGGCGGCCGCGAGGACCAGTGGCCCCGGTGGCTGAATTACACGGCTGAAATGGGGACAAAAACGCGGGCGGAACGTGCGCTGGATCGAGTGGTCGGGCAACTCGGCGAAGTCTACGGGCACGATTACGCGTCTGTCATGCGGTTGCGGGCGGCCGGAGTGGAGTTTAACGCGCTGCTGAACCCGGAAGCCGGCACCCCGCCGGAATAACTTCGCAGCTACTGAAACGAAAAAGGCCCCGGTCAGCGTTATGCCAACCGGGGCCTTTTTGTGTGCGCGCGAGGCGGCTGCGGGGTCTACGGCGTGTAGCCGAGCAGGCTGGACATGGTCGCCCAGAACGTGACGAACATGATCACGGCGAGGATGAAGTCGTCCATCAGAATTTCTTCCCGCCGGGTGCCGCGCGCGCTTCCGGATTGTGGTCGGCGCGGATGGCGTTGTAGATCAGCTTTTCCCGCAAGGCGAGTGCCACCGGCAAATTCAACGCGCCAGCGAGGTCGGCGACCCTGATCAGCACGTCCGCCATTTCCACGGTGACGCCGGAAAATTCGGGCAGCTTGTCGTCTTGCGCGTCTTTCCGGTAGGCTTCCAGCATTTCAGAAACCTCGCTGTGGATCAGCGCAATTTTCGCGGCCACGACATACGGAAACCACGCGGCCAGCTTTTCGCTTGTCGGCCCTTCCGCGCCAAGTCCGAGTGGCAGCAGGTTCTCGCCGCTGACCGGGTCTCTCCACCAGCCGCGATTTTTGCTGGCCCTGTGCGCGACGAGTTGCAGCGCCTCGATGCCGGTCTCGATCTGCTCGAGCAGCATGGCACCAGATTCAAGATCATCCATCATCACGCAATCCCCCGCATGTTGTCATACGCCCGCAGATTGTCGCCGAGCAGGTGCACTTGGGCTTGCGCGTCCTCGAGCGCGTTGTGGCTGGGCGCCGGTCGTTTGCTGTCTGCGCCGATGCCGTGCCGCAGCAGGCCGTCCATCGTGCGCATACACATCAGGTTCTTGTAGTGCCACGGCTCGTTGCGGCCCGCCAGTGCGAATTGGTATTTCAGGATGCTGAAATCAAACTCCTTGCCCTTGCACCAGAAAAGCGCATTGTTGTCCGAGCCGTTGTGCAGGCGAATTTCCAGCGCCAAATCCGCGATGCTGTAGACCGAAAAATCCATATCGACCTCGCCGCCGCTGTTGAACGCCTGCCACCACGGCATGAAGTTTTCCGCGTCGCCGTGACTTTGCGTCCACCTGATTGTTTCTTCGTTCACGACAAGCCGACCAGCCGCCGCGTGTTGCAGTTGTTCTGCCGGGTCCATCAGCACCATCTTTCCCGGTCCGTCGAGCGAGGTGGTGCTGCCGACCAAAATGAACGGCTGGATTGCCACCGCCCACACGACGCTGTTATGTGCCAGTCCGCACGTTTCGATGTCGATCATGTAATTACGCATATGCGTTAACTCCTTCTGGTCAGGTTGATGATCTTATTCAACTTGTCTTGCACAGATGCAAAGCCCTGCTCGGCTAGGCTCTTCCCGCCCGTATCCGCTTCTCCGGCTTCCGGCAGTTTCGCCAGTTTATTCCTCATTTCAGCGCGCAGTATCGGCCGCTCGGGTGGTTGCGCGTCGTCGATTTGCAGCGTCGAGACGCCTGACTTGCGCGCAGAATTTCCGCCCGCCGATTTGCTGCCGTCTTGATCTTTGACCAGATACTCAACGTCCACCATCTGCCCTTTGCTGAACGGGTTCTTGTCCATCGGCCGGGCAAATCCAGTCGTCTGCGCATTGTTTGCGTCGCGCAGTTTGACTTCGATTACTTGCCCTGTCAACGTCATTTCCGTCAGCGCGCGCGTGATGTCCGCCCTGTTCAAGTCGCTCCCGCAGGCCATCAGCACCCGCTGCAATGTCATTGGCTCTTCGTGGCGGCGCAACAAGTCGCCGATCCGGGTCCGTGCCAGCGCCATCGGGGTCAGCCCGTATTCGCCGAGGCTTTCGATCATCTTCAACTCAGTCAAAAGCAGCAGATTGTGGGCGTCGTTTACGTCCGCGACCGACACCACGTTGTCCATCCGGATTGCGCAAAGTGCCATGGCCGCTTTCAGCAAATGTGACTGCCGGCGCTCAGCGTAGTGGATGAACCGCGCGTCTTCGATCTTCGGCTTGAAGGAATACAATTCGATAATGCGGTCCTTCACGTTCTCTCCAATTTCAAACGGCCCTTCCTTGACCTCGAAAATCCAGCGCATTATCTTCTTCACCTGCCGGACAGTATCCTCGTCAAGCGGCTCGGGCCACGGCACGTTCTTCCTGTAGTCCGAATAGACCAGCATGATCCGGCTGGTAAACCCCTGCCCGACAGCTTCGATCGGCAAGTAACTCGTGATGTGCACCGGCGTGATGCCGCCGATCATATTCACGCACGGCAAACGCACCGTTAATTTCTCGCGCTTGATCTGGTAGACGTGCTGCAACTCGCCAGACTTGTCCCACATGTCGCCGAGGAAGTTGATGAAAGTGTCCTGTTTCTTGCCGAGAAAACCAGTCAATTCGCCCTCGGCCACATACAGCGCGCTGCGGTTCATGACATGGGTCGGCGCCAATTCATCTTCGAGGTCGGGTGCGAGCGCGCCAAGATTGAAATTATCCATCTGGTCGATCGCTTCATTCAGCCCGTGGTCCTCTGCTTCTTGCCGCTCCTGCATTTCATTCATGGCCGCGATGAAGCCCTGCAAATGGCCGCCGGTTGAATTTGGCGCAAACCGGATGCCCTCAATTTCTTCGACAAGTTTCCTCGCGAAATTCACGGCGGTAGATTTCCGGACGCCCGGCGCGCCAACAAGCATGATATACTGGTTCGGCATAACTTTCAGCTGGCCAAGCGGAAACCAGCACCGGCGGGTCATGCAGGCGCTTGCTGCACTCAGCAAAGACCAGACGTGAAACAGCGGCGGCGATTCGGTGTTCCGCATCAGATGCAGATATACGCGCACTGTCTCGTTTTCCAATTTCCCCAAAGCGTCGCTTATTTTATCCATTAGTCTTGGACCTGTTCTTGTGCGGCGTAAGTAAAAGAGGAAGAGCCGCGTTGACCCTTCCTCTCAGTTCGTAGCTTTCCGGCTGCCGGATTTACGTCGCGCTGGCTTGCACTTCCGCGATTTCCGTCAGGATTTTCAGCAGCATCCGGAGCGCGACCGGCCCGATCATGTCCAAGTCGATGAAGGGCATGGGGGCGCCGCCGTATTGGACAGCATAAGCCCCGTCGTTGAACAGCGCCGTGATCAGTTCACCGGCCAGCGGATGCGTCGGCCCGTAGCGCAGGATGGGCGTGTGCGTCAGCGTGGTGGTGTTCGACTTGTAGGCGAGGTGCCCCTGTTCGTCCAGATAGTAGGGCAAGCTGTTGAGGAAAGCGGCCAGCGGGCCTGCGATTGCCAGCGCGTCTTCGGGTGCAACGCCGGTGCCGGTGATGGGGGCCAATTCAAGCAAATTTCCGCCGAGGCGGATACCGCTGTCGTCGATGGTGCGATTACGATCGGGCATAGGAGTTATCCTTTCTCATGCCAAGTGTGTGAAGGGGATGTATTTTTCAAAGCTGGAAGCCAGTTTGGCCTCTACTTCATTGATACGTGTAAGGTAGCTTGACTGCGCTTCGTTGTCAAGGCCGGTGAAATGGACGGTGGCTTTCTTGCTCCAAGAGCGGGAGATTTCTGCTTCGACCGGAATGGTGAATTTGCGGCCGTGGATTTCGCACGGCGTTTCCATGATGGCGATCTTCGCGCGGATAAGGTCGAGGTCATTTTCGGGGACGGTGACGACCAATTCGTCGTGGACTTGCAGCACCATTTTGAACCCGCGCCGCCACATGTATTCCGCGAGGAAGTAAAGCCGCAGCATTGCGTTGTTGATATTTCCCGCCGTTCCGCCCTGCCCTTTTGCCGCCGGAACGAACCGCGGGTTTCTAGCCGGGTTGCAAACCATAACTGCCGTGCTGCCGCCGAACATCGGGATCAAACCGTGCATCCGCGCTGCGTCCCCGATGGAAAGTTTCTTCCAGTCCGCCAGCGTTTTATACCGCAAGTAATACAGCCGCTGCGCAAATTCGCAAGCCTTCTCCAACTGCGGCGTGGACCACAGGCTGGCGTGACCGATGTAGTGCTGCGCCGGTTTTTCCATGTCCAGCCCCATGTATTTCATGAACAACTTGGCGTTCCGGCTGGCGAGCAGCGCATTGCACATCGCGATGGCCGCGTCTTTCCGCACGTTCAGCAGCATCGTCGCGCCGCCCATGTCGTAGTTTGTCCCGTGGCTGACTTTCTTGATGATCTGCCGCCTGCCGGTGACCGGGTGCACAACCCACGCAGCCTTCTCCGCCACGCCCCGGACAACATCTTCATACTTATCCCCGAAGAAAAACTCGACGTGGACAGCGTGGGTATCACGGTCGTCCGTCACCGTATCCATCATCGTCTTGTCTTGGCTTTCAAACGCGACGAAATAACTGTCGGACTGGCTGTAGTCTGTCGAGACAAACACGGTGCCGTCGTCGGCCACAAGCCACTCGCGCATAGAGGACGGGTAATTCTGGAAATTCGTGCCGACCCGAAACGCGTGTTGACTGCTGGCCAGCCGCGTCGTGACAGTGTTCCCGGCTTTCAGGGAATAAAGTATCCGGCCGCCCCAATTTGGCATGTCGCCGTATTTGCTGGCGTTATTCCGCGGCTCTTTCACGGCTTCGATGGCGTGGATAACGTCGGCGTAAATCGGGTGCATGTCGGCGAACGTGGCGGTCACGCGCTTGTCGGTGGTCTTGCCTTTGCGGGCCAGCGGCTTGATGTCCAGCACGTTGTAAATCAAATCGGCGACTTGCGGCGGGCTGTTCGGGTTGAAATTGGGGTCGTCCACCAGCACCTCTAGTTTTTCCGCAGCTTCCCGCGCCTCGGCCACCAGTTTATTCTTCAAACCAGCCTGCCGGGCGGTGTCAGCTTTCATGCCGTGCATCGACATATACAGGCACGGGCCGAGTTGGAGCGCGATTTCGCGCACGTAATTCCGCCACGCGTATTTGAACCCGGCTTGCCATTCCGGAATGCGGGGCGCAATCGCGGCGTCCTTCTCCCACATGCGCACGATGGCCACGAACAATTCCAACGTATTCGCGCAGTCCAGCCCGTTGTAGTGCCAGTATCTCAGCGCCGCATCGGGCCGCGTCGGCACTTGCCATTTCGCTTTGCCCTGCTCGTCAACGTCTTTCCCGTCGTCTTTCCAGTATCTGTAATTCCCAAGCAGCAGCCCGGCGCCGTTGTAAAGCGCTTTCGGCATCGTCGGCCACGTCGCGTGGATCATATGCTGCGTGTCCCAGACGAAATTGCTCGGGCACCAGCCGTAGCGAAACAGCCAAGCCGCGTCAAACGTGCCGCCGTTGTGCATGATTTTCGGCACGTCATTGCCAAGCACCCGGCCGATCGTATCGAGCGCAAAATTCAACGTGATTTCATTCGCCCAATAACTGCCGTCGCCAATGTTGACCATCAACGGGACAACAAAAACAGGGTTTGCGGCGCGGCCGGGGCACTCCATTGCGAAACCGACGCAGCTAATGAACCCGCCGGAAGTCTCGATATCCACCGCGATTGCTTCGGAGCCGGCTGCCAGTTCCTCAAGCGCGCGCAGGTCGGCCACACTCGTCGTCACCGCAACTTGCACAGGCTTTTCCAGCACCGGCAAACCTTGGAGCGCCGCCCACAGCTTCTTCAAATGAAACATCATCATCAAAGTCCGCACGGCCTGCGTTTCTGCGTCGTGACTGCGTCCGTATGTCCACAGCGGGTCCATGATGAACAGCACCGGCAGACCCATATGCCGCACGACCATACCGGCCAGCGGATCGGTGGACTTAATCGTGGCTGCGTCACGCGGTGGCAGCACGTGGTGCGCTAGCCCGGCGTCGAAACAAACGACAGCATCGTAGCGGCCGTCCGCCAATTTCGCCCACGTTTCCGCGAACCGCTCGTGCCCGCCTTCGCCAACGTGCATTGTTTCTTTCGTGCCGGGCTTCAATTCCCAGAAGCCTTTGACGTAACTGCGCATGTTGACCAACGTGCAGCGGGCGTAAGGGAACACGGCGTTGACAAGTTTCGTCGCCGCGCGCCCGCGCTGATCGTGACTGTTCTGCACAATGATTGCGATGCTAGTTGCCATCGGGCTTTTTCTTTCCTCTCGTGCTCTTGAAAACCAGCGCGCAGAATTTGTCTTTCTCAGCCTGCGCCGGGTGCGGTTCGCGCTGTCTGGCGCGCTTGCGGTTGAACTGCGCCGTGCCAACCTTGACCGCCACGCTTTTGCTGTCCTCTTTCGAAAGCCGCAAGCCGCGGATCAAATGCTCGCCCTTCCAGCTGTCATCGCTCATACGGCCAGCCTCACGCGCAGCCTCATGGAAATGACGGGAATGTCGTCGGCGCCAATGCGCAGGCTTTCCGTGTCCACATCAACCACGAGAAAAATCGTGTCGCCGACCATAATCGGCTGGCCAACTTCGGGCTCTTCGGCGAATTCCGCCATGACACCTTCCCACATCGCGGCTACAATTTCCGATCCGGTGTCCACGCAAATCCTGCACAAAAACCGCGCGAGAATTTCGTCGTCCTCGATAACGACTGTGCCGGGCTGGTTGCCGTTGTGCAGCACGGGGCGGCTTCTATCATCTTCTGGTCCGGGCATTTGAGGCTCCTGTGTGATAACTCAATAAGCGAGCGGAACAGCGCCATGCCATTCCGCTCGCCCGGTTCAGCTATCAGTCAAGGTATTGCATCGCGTTTTCGGCGTCGATGAAGTCCTTTTCCCGCTGGCTGATGTCGCAGTTTTCGTAGCCGCCGGATTCCTTGTTCACGATCTTGAAGCCGAACGCGACCTTCTCGCTGACCAGCTGGTCGATGAACTGCTTGAGGCTGCTGTTCAGGCCCTCGATCGCTTTCTTGTCGCGAAACGAAATGCCGAGGATGCCGAGCACCAGCTTGACCAGCCCGGCGACGCCGTATTCTTGCAGCACGTTGTAACGCTGGTAGTGGACGCGGTTGACCAGCGCCTCGGCGTTTTCGGTCGGATCGGCCAGTTGCAGAACGCGCAGCACTTTCACCTGCACCGCAACGTCGATGCGGGCTTTCTTGATCCGCTCACCGCTGGCGTCGGCGGCTTTCTTCGTCACGTCGATTTTCTCGATGAAGCCGATGTAGGTGCCATCGGGCAGATTGCTGCCCAGCTTGTAGTCGGCGATGTTGTTGCCGAGCAGGTCGTCGATGGACAGATTGTCCAGCTGGTCCATGGACAGCGTTTCGAGGTCGAGCGCGTTGATGTCGGTATGTTCAGTCATTTCGTAACCTTGCTGTGTTTGTGGTTGGTTGGGTTAGAGTTGCGCACAGTATTCCCCGCCGTGCGCTTCGGGATTGCGTCACTTCTTCCTGAACGCGGAAGTGATCGGCTGCTTGCCAGTGACGTCAATTGCGGGCGCGGGAGAAACTTTGCTGCTCCTCTCCGCGATGATTTCGGCGCCGTTGACAACGGTGATTGCGGCGCTGGAAAACTCTTCGTTCTGCCGGACCTCGGCGACGATTTCTTTCGTCAACATCTTGTCCGCGGTGAAGTCGTCAAACTTGTATTCGCCCGGCGCAAAATACCGGCTGCCGGCATCGAAGTCGCCAGTGCCTTTCGTGCTGATGCGGACGCCGAGAGTGCTGCCGTGGTTCTCGAAATACAGCACCTCGTTGAACTTCGCGGCCATGGTCTCGGCGTGTGCGCGGGTGATGCTGGACGGCTGGAGCCTGACGCTTTCGATCTGCAGGTGCAGTTTCTCTTTCGGGTCAGCGTCTGGCCGTTTTTTCGCATACGTCTCACTGTGCGCAACGAAAATGGAGTGGCAATTCAGCTTCATCGCGTTGACCAGAAAGTGGTCCAAAATCAACCGGACCTTCTGATACTCGTCCCATTCCAGCTTCTCGATGGCGATCGGCGATTTCGTCATGACCGTGTTGGCGGTCAGTTGCTGGACAAATGCGGTCCACGTGTCGATCACCAGCACATCGCGCGAAGTTGATTTCGCCAAGTCAATGCGGACGTAATCGCGTTCAGGTTCGATCCGCTGGACGGGCACATATTTCCGCTCGGCTTCGTCGAAATAAACCACCTGCCCGCCCATCGCGTAGCTGAGCGCCGCGGCACCTGACGTTCCGTAACTGTCCACGTTCGGCCGCATGTCGATGCGGAAAATGCGCTTGAGCGCCGACGGGTCGAGGACTTGCGCAATGCCCGCGCCGTCGTCGAGGTCCGCGAGGATCACGTTGAACCCCAATTCGGCCATGCGCAACGCCCACCACGTCTTGCGGCTTTTCGGCGGGCCATAAATCAGCGCGCGAATGAGGTTGCCCGCGTCCTTGCTTTCGTCCATTCTTGCCATGCTATAGTCCTTCCTTATGAACTGCCGCCTCACCTTTGATCGACAGATTTCTGATTGCGGTCTGAATGTCGAGCGGCACATCGACGCCTTCGACTGCGAGAAACGGGCGGACGTGCGGGTATTGCTGCATCATGTCGTTGACATCGACGCCGTAATTCATCGCGAGCCGTTGCGCGATTTGCTTTGGCGCGACAACAATGTCCTGCGCGTCGTCGTATCGCAGGTGCTGCTTGAACGACTGGTCAAGAATTACGCAGCTGGCCACCACGCAGCCGTTGAACGCCGGGCCGAAATGGCGCATCTTGTTTGGCACCAGCAACGGCACCTCGGTCAGCCGCCGGTCGAAACGGTAGCAGAAAAACGTGATGCCCATTTGCGGGTCGCGCCGTTCGACCATCCTGCCGCGAAAGTAGATGCTTCTGTTCGGCCCGAACGGCAACTCGATGGTGGCGTATTCGCTTGACGGCATCATCAGCTTGTCCCTTCCATTCTGATCGTAAACATCGGGTCAACTTCGCGGCCGACGTATCCCGGCTTGCGGCTCGGGTTCACCAACATCTGCATCGCTTCGAGACCTTCGACGGCACATTGCGCGTGATAGTCACAAACGCGGCCGTAACTGACGCAAGCATTTGGCCCGCGGGGAAACACATTGTCTCGATAATACTGTTCGATCCGGCGGCAGTTGTCAAGCAGATAATAATTGTAGGCGTCGATGTCGTGCTGCGAGCGCATGTGCCGCGAGAAGATAACGCGCGGTTCACGGTCTGACATAATGACGCCGAAAATGCCCGTCTCGAAGTCGCCGCTGTTTTGCAGCAAGATGTTCAGCGGGATGCCGTATGACGTAACTTGCCAGTCCCACTTGTATTTGTGCTCCATGTTCATGGCGCCGCGCTCGGTCGTTGTCTTGATGTCGAGCGGCAGGAAAAGCCCCGTCTGCGGGTTCTGCACGATAAGGTCAACAAACCCGCGCAGGTGAAACATCAGCGTCGGAAATTCAATCTCGACCATGAACGCGATTTCGGTTGCCGGGACTTCCTTGCCGTCGCGGATGAAATTCACCAGCCCGTAAGCCGGTAATTCCGAATTGTGGATCACGTGCTCCAGCGTCCACACGCAGGCTTCCAGCCCGTATTGCGACGCGTTCGTGTTGCTCGCAAGGTCAATCGGGTGGTGCAGCGCGACAGCTTCCAACGCCGCCGCCAAGTTGCGGGTGCGCATGTATTCCTGAATGCCCTCGTGCATGGCGGTGCCAACACTGGCCGCGTCGCTGGACCCTCGGTCGTTCTGGAAATTCACCACCATCTTGCGAAACGCGAAACGCTTGGGGCAACTGTTGAAGCTGGCCAAACCCGAGTGTGACAACTCGACGATTGGCTTGCCGGTGCGTTGACAGATTTCCATGTCACACCATTCCTTTCTCGATAGCCAGCCACTCTGGCAACGTAACTTCGACCAGCATGATGCCGCTGTTTTCAAACTCGATTTGGCTTTTCGGCAGCCAGATTTTTTCCGGGCTTTCCACGTCATCATCCATCGTCACACAGATAGCCTTGTCCGTGATGACCAGCAATCTGCACTCGATATCAATTAGATTACTTTTCATCCTTGCGCTCCAGCAATTCGAGGAAGCCGTAACGTGTTTGCCGCGCGCGCTGGCCATTTTTCCGCAACTGGTAGGCCACGTGATACAAAGCAGTTCTCTTTGCGCCACTCCAAATTTCCGCAGCGGCTATCGTGGGAAACCATTCGCCTTCGAGACGGCACGGTTGACGCTTGGCCACGTTGCCGCCGATGGTATAGCCCTTTTCCACAGACTGCCTGATGCTGTTCGCATACACGCCCAACTCGCGCGCGGCAGCATTCATGGACGGATATTCCACGCCGTTGATTGTGCACTTCCTCGGTTTTCTCCCGCCGCTCATAGCCCAAACCCCGTCAAATCGAACCCGCCAAAATCGGCATCATCTTCCGCGCCAATCCCCATTGCGTCGAGTGCTTGCGACAGCTTCTCCGCCTCTTTCGGCCGCACGTTTTTCACGCTGCTGTTACGCTTGGCAGCCATCGCACGCATACCTTTGATCAACTGCGCACGGTCGGCGAGGTCCAGAACGGCATACGCGCCCGGCGTTTCTTTCACGCGCAGGAAAGTCAGCTTCACGATATTGCTGATCTCTGTCAACGAAAAATCGCCAGCCGCAGCCACCGACAGCCCCTTCAATTCCGCATCGAAAATCTGCTGGATGCGGGCGCAGGCTTTGCGGATGATTTCGGCGCGCTCGTTGTTGAATTTCTCCAAGTCCACGTGGTCCGCATCATCCGGCAAATCATCCAACTCGCGCCAGTCGGCCAGATACTGCTCGACGCTGTAAATCTTCTCAACTTTTGCGTCCTCGATGAACTCGCGCGCATTGGCCGAAAGCCCCGACATGGCCGCACTCTGGCCGGATTTCGGCAACGTCATGCCGAGACTGGTCGATTTTGTAACTTCCGCAGCGTCTTTTGCGGTCTGCGCATGGCCCGGAATTGAAGCCGCGCGCAATCGGCCAAGCGGGGACGACGGGTCAATGACTGGCGCACGGGGCGCACGGGGCGCTGGCTCGGCACGTGTGGGCGCTGGCGCGTCTGACGGGGCAGATGGGGCAGACAAGTGCGCTGGCTCCTTAGTGCGCTGGCCAGCACTCAACCGCAGACGCGCGGGCGGGGGCGCTACTGGCACGGCCGCTGGCACGGTGGTTTCTTCCGGCTCGCCATCGCCAATCAGATACGCATCATCCGCGCCATCATCATCATCATCATCATCCTCGTCATATTCCCCGCTTTCCATGCCCTGCATCGAGTCAAAATCAATCTCCGGCTCGGGCGCGGGTTCAACGCGGACATTCGGCGGCAGTTTTGCTTGCGCTGTTACGCGTGACAAAATGGGCGTGACTTGCCGGGCCGGCGGCACAGGCGCACCCGCGGTTCCAGCCTTCGCGGCCTTGATCTTATCGAAAATGCTGGTCATAGCAGTCCTTTCAACCCCTCGATTGTATTGCGCATTTTGTCGCGCACTTGCTTTTGCTCACTCGCCCACACCGAGTAATTCTTCTGCGCCATCCGCGCGACGCTCATTGCGACGTGTTTCCTGTCTGGCAATATCTCATACTGCACCAGAACCATGAAGAAAAACGCCGCATCCGGTGACGCTTGCCGCAGGCGTGACAGCATCGACCGACAGCGGGACATGTATTGCTTCACGTCCTCGTCGTTCACCGCGCGTTTGAACGGGAACCGCAAAATGCACTCGTAAACGCCGACGCCGGTCGCAGTAAACGCATCGCGCGTATTCGGCAAATACAGCCCCAAAAACCGCTCGACACCGCCGCGCGCCTCGACTTGGATAATGTCATACGCGCCAAGGTCCAAGTCCGACAATTCCGGCGGCAAAAGCTGGTTCGGCGTGTAGATCGACGGTTCCGCTGTGTGCCGGGCTGCCGCACTTGGCGCTGGCATTTTGTCGTCGTCATCGAACACGTTGAAGCCGTCGTCGTCATCGTCATCGTC